ATGAGTCTGTTGCAACGAACAGCGGTTGTGCTCGGCACTTTCGGACTGCTCGCTCTCGCCGGTTGTGCCGGTGTCGCCACCGAAGGCGCCAATATTGCCAAGGACAAGGTCGTGGCGTCGAACAACCTCGCGGCCGCGCAAGCCGGTAATGCCGAGGCGCAGTACAAGGTCGGCAAGGCGATGTGCTGTTCCCTTAATGAAGGCGGCCAGGGCTTCTACGACACCCCGCAATCCGTCGGCTGGCTGTGCAAGGCCGCCGCCCAGAATCACGGCCAGGCCGCGCTGAAGCTCGGCGAGATCTACTCCGGCGACGTCGTCTCCGGCGTGCGGATGCTGCGCCGTATCGCGCAGAAGGTTGCCGGATCCAGCACCGAACGCGCCGTTGCCTACGCCTGGATGCGTCGCGCCGAGACGCTCGGTGTCAAGGATGCCCAGAAGTCGGCAAGCGATCTCTGGGCTGACCTGGCGGCGACCGAGCGGGCGGAAGCGTCAGCCATGGTTACAGGTAGGAAGTCCCTGCCGTGCGATTGGCGAGATGTCATCCCGGGGTCGTGACAACTTCGGCACCGGCAGCCGGGCGGTTTCGATCGATGCGGGAGTTTGACTCCCGTTCGGCGCCCAAGGCTGCCCCTAACGGCAATCAAGTTGTGATTCCCCATGTGCCTGAGAGCCACAGCGTAAATCTTTGCTCAGGCTCGACGATGCCGACCCTTCAAATCTGTCCGGGACTTTCCGAAACAGGTGTCTGTGACTTACTGAAACCGCTGTGCAGAATCACTGAAATACGCAGCAGTGGCGACCCAGATCGCCGTGTTTCCATTGTTCGGGTTGCGGGCCAGCCTGTTCGACAACCTGCGGTTGGGCCTTGTCTTCACCGTCGTGTCGGTGATCACGTCGTTCACGTTGCGACGGGTGTTCGAGGCGATCCGGGTGAGCCGGGTTTAACGGAGCGCCGCCGGGATCACTGGGTGACCCCGGCGGTGGGAATGTTGGGAGATGCGAAACGTCGGCTTACGGTATCGGATCGATGCCGGTGACGTAGACGTCGCTCTGGTTCCAGGAACCATCGTCGAGCCGCCACTCGGCATCCACGCAATCACGGAGTTTGTCGAGGGCGGCATCCTCGACCTGTTCCTCGGCCTCGACATCGACCTCGATGATGGTGCTCTCGGTGACGTCGCGGGTGATGATCACGCTGAACCTTGCCATCGCGGATCACCGTTCGATCCGATAGATTCGACCGCGCGCCTCTTCCTTCTCGGAGGAAACGGTGAGCCCGAGCTTCTTCTTGAGCGTTCCGGCGATGGCACCGCGTACCGTGTGAGCTTGCCAATCCAGGGCGCCGGCGATCTCCGTGGCGCTCGCGCCCTCGGGGCGATGGAGCATCTCGATCAGCCGGGCTTGCTTGGTCCCGGCCCGGTGCTTGGGCTTCGGCGCTTCGGAGACCGCTGGTTGTTCCGGCGCTGGTTGTTCTGGCGCCGGCTGGCGAACGCCGCTCCAGGTCCATCCGTCGTCGGTCTCGGCGAGTTGATAGTCGATGCTCTCCTGGGTATCGGGGCCCAGCGCCTTCGTGGCGGCGCGCTTGGCGTTGGAGCGGCTTGAATAGGTCTTGGTCATGATGTTCTCCAGTTGTTTTGGCGTGTCGATACACGCTCCAGGGGTTCGGAACATCAAGGCTAATGATCTGTAACTAAGAGTTTTTCCGGTACGCCATGGCCGAGAACAGCCAATCCGCCGAGGTGCTGGCCAAGCTGCTCGATCTCACCGAGCGCCGGGTCCGCCAATTAAGCGCCGAGGGCGTGATCCCCAAGGCGGCGCGGGGGCGCTACGAGGTGGTCGGCGCGGTGCGCGGCTATATCCGTTACCTGCGCGATCTGGCCCTGAAGGGTGATCTTGGGACCGCCGATTACGGTATCGAGCGCGCCCGCCTGGTCAAGGCCCGGGCGGATCTGGCGGAGATGGAAGCCAAGCGGGTTCGCGGTGAGTTGATACCGGCGCCCGATGTCACCCTGGCCTGGACCGAGATCATGGCGCTGGTGCGGGCCCGACTGCTGGCGCTGCCCGACAAAATCGCGCCGGTGATCCATGAAACCACGAGCATCGCCGAAGCCCGCGACGTCATCCGCCAAACTATCCACGAGTTACTCACGGAATTATCCACAACCGATGCGCGGGTCACCCCTCGCGCTGACCGGGACCCCGGCCCTGGCGCGCGCGGCGATGGCCGCCTTGAAGGTGATGGCGCCGCCGCCGGATCTGACGATCAGTCAATGGGCCGACCGGAACCGTAGGCTGAGTTCAGAGGCCAGCGCCGAGCCCGGCCGCTGGTCGACGGCGCGCGCCGAGTACCAGCGCGGCATCATGGACGCCATCTCCGATCCGGCGATCGAACAGGTGGTGCTCAAGACCTCATCGCAGATCGGCAAGACCGAACTGCTCAACAATACCGTCGGCTTCCATATCGACCAGGACCCGGCTCCGATCATGGTGGTCATGCCCACCGAACGGGACGCCGAGACCTGGTCGAAGGACCGCTTCGCGCCGATGGCGCGCGACACGCCGTGTCTGCGGGGACGGCTCTCGGATCCAAAATCCCGCGATGGATCGAACAAGATCCTGCACAAGAAGTTCACCGCCGGGCATCTAACCATCGTCGGCGCCAACGCGCCGTCGGGTCTAGCGATGCGGCCGATCCGGATCCTGCTGTGTGACGAGGTCGATCGCTACCCCGCGAGCGCCGGCGCCGAGGGTGATCCGGTTAATCTGGCCCGCAAGCGCACGATCACCTTCTGGAACGCCAAGATCGTTCTGGTCTCAACCCCCACCATCAAGGGGGTCAGCCGGATCGACGCGGCCTGGGAGGAAAGCGACAAACGCCGGTTCTGGGTGCCCTGCCCCGCCTGCGGCGCCTATCAGGTCCTGCGCTGGGATCGGGTTCGCTGGGACAAGGACAAGGCCGGCGGCCATGCGCCGCGAACCGCGCGTTATGTCTGCGAGCATTGCGGAGAGGCTTGGAACGACGTCAAGCGCTGGGCGGCGGTGCGCCGAGGGCACTGGCGGGTCGAGGTTCCGGCCTCGCGCATCGCCGGGTTCCACCTGAATGAGATTTACTCCCCCTGGGTTCGCCTGGAGAACATGGTACGCGCGTTTCTGTCGGCCAAGGACCAGGGCGCCGAGGGCATGAAGACGTTCGTCAACACCTCGCTCGGCGAGACCTGGGTGGAAACCGGCGAGGCGCCGGACTGGCAGCGCCTGTATGACCGGCGCGAGAGCTGGAAGGCCGGCGTGGTACCGGCCGGTGGTTTGTTCCTGACCGCCGGCGCTGATGTCCAGAAGGACCGGGTCGAGGTCGATGTCTGGGCCTGGGGCCGGGGTCTGGAAAGCTGGTTGATCGATCATATCGTGATCGAGGGTGGACCGAACCGTCCGGCGGCCTGGTCCGAGCTCTCGCGGCTTCTCGATCGCACCTGGCGACACGAAGGTGGCGCCTATCTCACGATCACCAAGCTTGCCATCGACACTGGTTACGAGACGCCGGCGGTTTATGGCTGGGCCCGCGTGGCGGGGTTTGCCCAAGTGGCCCCGGTCAAGGGGGTGGAGGGGTTCAACCGGTCGAGCCCGGTCTCGGGACCGACCTTCGTCGATACCAACGCCGCCGGCAAACGATTGCGCCGGGGCGCCCGGCTGTGGACCGTGGCGGTCTCGACCTTCAAGGCGGAGACCTACCGGTTCCTGCCATCGGCGCGGCCAACCGACGAGGAGCGCGCCAATGGCGCGGTTGATCCGCCCGGCACCGTGCATTTGCCACGTTGGGTCGAGGACGAATGGCTGAAACAGTTCGTCGCCGAGCAGCTGGTGACCGTGCGGACCAAGCGGGGATTTACTCGGCTTGAGTGGCAGAAGCTGCGCGAGCGCAACGAGGCGCTGGATTGTCGGGTCTACGCCCGGGCGGCGGCCTGGATCGCCGGCATCGATCGGTTCTCCGAGCGGCAATGGACGGAGATGGAAACCGCCTTGGCGGTTCGATCAAAAACACCCGATGCCCCGATATCTCCATCGCCCGCGCGGCGTCGCGGTGTGCGGAGCTCGGGCGTCAGCATTTAGCGATCATGGAGCGTTCAGGTGGCGACCGAGTCCTATCAGACCCAGCTTGAACGCATTCAGACCGCCATTGGCGAGATTGAATCCGGCGCCCAGGACGTGACCTATGACGGCAAGCGCGTGCGCCGAGCCGATCTGGACGTCTTGTACGCGCGGGAGGACCGTTTGCGCCGGCTGACAGCTCGCGCGGCGCGTGCCGGCATTCGCGTCCGGCTCGGCACGCCGGTCTGATGCGCGGGTTCAGGTATCCGGCCCCGACTGCCCTTGACCGAGCGATCGGGGTGATCAGCCCATCCACCGCCGTCGAGCGGCTGCGTGCGAGAACCCAGCTCCAGGTCTACTCGACCATGGCCGGTGGCTATACCGGCGCGCGCCGGGATCGCCGGCAAACCTCCGAATGGGTGACCAAGGGCGGTAGCGCCGACGCGGTATCGCTGTTCGACCTGCCGACCCTGCGTGATCGATCGCGCGACCTGGTGCGCAACACGCCGCTCGCCACCGGCGCGATCAACACGGTGACCACCAATGTCGTCGGAACCGGGCTGCGCGTGCAGTCCCGGGTCGATCGGGAACTTCTGGCTGGGATCGTGCCCGGTGGCGAGGCCGGTCTCGATCGCTGGGAGCGCGATGCCGAACGGGTCTGGCACGAATGGTCGGAGTCGGAAGACTGCGATGCTACCCGCTCGCAATGCTTCGCCGAGATCCAGGATCTGGCGTTTCGCTCGACGCTGGAATCAGGCGATGTGTTCTTGCTGCGCCGTTCGATCCGGCGCGGCGATCGCCGGCTACGGACCGCCGTGCAGTTGATCGAGGCTGATCGGGTGACCAACCCGCGCGGCCGGCGCGACGATCGCGCAATGGCCGGCGGCGTACAGCTTGACCGCCATGGTGCGCCGATCCGTTATCACGTTCTGAACCAACATCCGGGAGACCAGGGCAAGGTCGACCGATCCGGCGTGTGGGTCGCCGCCTTCGGCCCGAACTCCGGCGAGCGCCAAGTGCTGCATCTGTTCAAGCGCCTGCGCATCGACATGACCCGGGGCGTGCCCTATCTGGCGCCGGTGATCGAGCCACTGAAGATGCTGGATCGCTATGCCGAAGCCGAACTGATGGCTGCCGTCGTCTCGTCGTTCTTTACCGTGTTCGTTAAATCCGAGGGCGACGATGTCGGCATGGCCGTGGCGCAGCCGGCGGCCGGCGGCGTGAATATCAAAACCGCCGTCCCTAGAAGAAGGGTTTTTACGGTGACTGGCGGTTTCCATTTAATGTTATCAATCAACATATTACCCATAACTCCAGTATTCGAAACATAG